ACGCTGGATCTTTGGGTTGAGGTGGCATTGGTCTTATTAATACTTGATCAATGTTTTTAACTCCTAATGCTTCATACATATTTCTATAAATATTATACATATTATGGATTTGTGGATTTGAAGTTGCCAGCTGCAATTCCGTTTGCGCTAGTGAAATACGCTGTGTTTGAGAGAAAATGTTGGGGTCCGCAACTGGCAGTATATCTACTCTATCATCAAAGTCCTGTTGTTTAATCATTCTTTGACCCCCAACTACATCATACGGATATTCTTGTGGTAGATATAACTTAAATACTCTAGCTAAAATTCTGAATTCATTTTTTAAAGCTGAGTAAATTCTTTTGTGGATTGCAGACATAGTTCTACTTCCTCTCTCTAAAAGAGCTACTGTAGTTCCAACTGCTGCTTGTTGATTACCATCACCAACTTGTAGATCTGCAATCGATGCAAATCTTTGACCTGCACTAACTACAACTCCCATCAACTGTAATAAAGTTTGACTAGGTTCTTTGAATGGTAACATCATAAATGAATCTTTTAAATTTCCTCCAGGTGCATCTACATCTCTAAACTCACCAGGTTGAATTGATTGTGCATCATCTCTAATTCTAATACCTCTCATTTTAAATCCAGCAGGTAAATTAGATAAGGTTCCAGCATCTAACAATTGTCTTAATGCTGAAGTTGCAGTTCTTGATAATCCACCAATCATGTGAATCAAACCAAAACCATAGAAACCTAAACCTGGTAAAAATTTAAAGTGTACAAAATATTCTACTTTCTTTTTTAATGGATCTCCTATTTCATAATTACGTCTTATAGATAAAATTTCTCTAGAAGATTCTTCTATAGTTACGATGTAAGGAATTTTAATTCCTGAAGGCTCATCAGTCTCTTGATTCATATCTTCAAAACCTTCTAAATCTAAATCAATGTGACATTCTAATAATGTATATACATCATCATTTGCTGTTGATGAGGTACCTTCTAGTTCTCTCTCTTTTTTATCAACATCAGTTTCATGAGTTTCAGGTTTACTTAATTCAATATCTAAATAAAAACCTGCAACTTGTTGTTTTTTTAAATCATTCTCAGACATTTTAACACGGTGAATAATTGCTTCTGCGTCATCTAATGAAGTTGCAGTGTAAGGTACAATTAAATCATCTGCAGGAACAAACTTTGATACTGCTCTTTGTTGCATTTCATCATAGTAAATTTTTTTAAAAGCAGAACCTGCTAGAGGTAAGTTAAATAACATTTGATCAAACTCTGGTTCATACTCTTTCATTTTTTCCATCAATTGATAGTTCATGAAATCTTTAACACGATCTGCTTGTTGTGTTTTTTGTTCACTTGGTACACCCATTACTTGAGTTCTAATAGGTCCATCTGCTGGTAATAATTCTTTATAAGCTAATGCTTGAAATTGAGTTACAGCTTCTGCAAGTACGGGGTGAGTTGCACCACTTGCTCCTTGGAAAGGTTCTGTTCTATTATTATATTTAAAACCTAATAAATCTAAACCTTGTGTATAAGTTTTTTCCCATTCTTTTCTTGAAGAACTATAATCTAAATATTTTTGAGATAAATCAGAACCTACACGTCCTAATACATCATCTGGTAAAAAGTCTGCTAAGTTTGCATAATGCTCATCACCACCTTCCGGCGCTGCAATTTGTGGATTTAAATCAACATCAACAGAACCATCTTCGTTCTCTTGTATTTCTACATCATCAGGTGATTGTTCTTGTATCTCTATTTCTTCTTCAACTAATTTTTGAACTTCTTCTTCACCAGGTATTTCAAATTCTTTTCGTACTTGGTTTGGAAGTGCTTTGTCTATATCGGCCATTTATTTTTTCTCCAGATTGTTTTATTGTTTTAACAGTATTATAAGTAATATTCAACCCCTGAGGCTGGGGGCCGGATTCCGGGGGAATAGTTCTCGTTAGTCGTTTAATCATTATTTAGGAAAATACTCCTTTGCAAATGAATCTATATCCATACCCGTTGCATCAAAGCCTCCGGATTTAATATACGCTTCTGTGACCATTGCATTATACTTAGTATCACCACCTGATAAAAAATTAACTCTACCACCAATGGCATACTTTTCTAAATAGTCTTTTTCTTCTTGAATCTTTTTACTAGCCATAATTCCAGCATCACCAAATAAAGGTCTAACAATTTCCATATATTCTTTTTCAGAAAGCTCACCATTATCATAAGCTTTTTTAGAAAACTCACCTACTAAATTTACATATGTTTTTGTACTAAATTGATTAGCTGCTGCTTTGGTATTCAACATATCTAAAATTTTAGTAAAGTTTTTTGGTTTAGCTTTAGGAAGAATATCAGGCATTACAGAACTCCTGCAATACCGCCCTTAGCTTTTTTCTCTTTATCTTTTTTTGCTTTATCCAACATTTTCTTTAATTCTTCCATACTCATATTTCTTTGAGATGGTGGATAATTTTTTGCATTGTATTTTCTATCTAATCGTTCTTCATCTAAAGCATCATTAGATGAATCAACTAATTCCATAAAGTTGTATTTCTTTTTATCTTTTGATTTCATGGCTTCAGCCATTTCTTGTTGTTCTGCAGATCGTTCACGATTTTTAAGTAGAGCTTCTATTTCAGAAACTTCAGGAGTACCCATAGCATACTTTGCTCTCATAGAACCACCCATCATTGCTTGTTCTCTATCTTTTTCTAATTGTTTTTTTAATTCTTCTTGTCTTTGAAATTCTTCCATCATTAACATTAATTCAGCTTCTTCATCTGGAGTCTCTGATGCCATTTTAATACTTGATTCTTTTTCTTTTCCTTTAACCATATCAAAAGCATTTAATGTAAATTCTACGATGCCCATGTCTCCACCACCATCTTTGTAATCCATGAAATTCATGTAATTATTTTCAAAACCATCTCTATCAAAACCATATGGACCACTAAACATTTCCATAACTTTACCCATGCCGGCTGTTTTATTATTTGGTGCACTTTGATCTAGAGATTTAATACCACCCATATCATCATAATCTTCTGGATCTGGTAAATCTAAGTCTTCAGGAATGTCTCCTGCTTCAATTGCTCTAAGTGCGTCTTTTAATGCTTGATCATCTATTGCCATAATTTCTTAATAATACACTTTTTCTTTGTGCTGTAAAGGCTCATCTTTATAATCATCTGGGTGATGAATTAGACCTCCTTGTCTAAATCTCATTACTGCTTGGGTCATAGAATCAACTAAGTCATCATGATCTCCATAAGGAAAGGCAGCGCATTCTTCAATTACTTCTTGTGCAAACTCCATATCAGTAGGAGCCCATATCTTACCTGATTCAAATAATGGAGAGACACTATTTACTCTGGTGTGTTTATCATTACCTTTTGAAGGTGTAAAATTTATAACTGGGATTCCCATTTTTCTTAATTCATAGGTGAGAGGGAGCCCGGATGCCTTGCCCTCTATAATCACTGTTTCCGGTTGCCAGTAGCCGTACTGCTCCATCGCAACTCTTCTTAATTCTGGAAACTCGTATCTTCCCTTCAATGCATCCAGCAACATGAGACAGGGACCACTATCTTCACTAGGAGTAAATACACCCCAAGTAGTGATTGCAGAATAATCGGCTGTTTCTTTTTTCATGAACGCTGTGTCATAAGATTGTATAATATGTTCAACTGCAGGGAGCTCATCGCTCTCCCAAGGTTGCCACCATTCTCTTTTAATTAAAGCTCCTTCATCTCCAGTAGGATTCTGCATATATTGTGCATTCCACTTTGATAATGGAATAGATGCTTTAACTGCTTCTAGATCTTTTATGTTCCAATATTCCGGCCACAAAGGTTCATCGTTAGGAAGGATTGCAGGAAATTCAATTAGTTCCCATTGATCTGCTTTAGGTTCCTTTTGTGCTTTAATCAGGCGTCCGGCTAAATCTTTTTCATTCCATCTAGTCATTACAATAATAATTGTTCCACCAGGTTGAAGACGTTGACGTGGACCAGATGTGTACCATTCATAAGTTCTATCCAAGGCTTGT